TAATGGTGCTGCCAATGTCGGTTGGCCAAGCGGGTTGGGTGCTGGAGCTAGTGCCAGCCGTGGTGCATTGAAAGACGAGGCCGGCAGCTTGTACGGTGGACGCCCGTACGATGTCGCCAACGACGTATGCGGTTGAACTAGCCCAAGCCGAGTACGCCATCAGGGTTCAAATACTTGACGGAAGGTGGCTGTGATGGTGGCGCGGTTGTTGTACGTGATGGTTTTATTCCACTGCGGGCAAATCCATTTGTACGACGTTGCCTCGTCAGGTGGTGTCCAATCAAAGCTAGCGTTATCAGCGGCGCGGTTGTTCAGGAAGGTTTCAATGGTGTCCGCGTTGGCTTCGGTGATGTTCTGCCACGTCAGATCCCAGCTTTTCGGGTTTTGATTGAGGCCGTACGTCAGACGCTGCTGGTAGCCGTCGCCAAACTGCACCGTGCGAACAACAGGCTGATTGTTCTTTGTGGCGCCGTAGGTGGCCGTGATAGCAGGGAAAGTAGCCATTAGGCGAGCAAGCCTCCGGGACGTTTTTGTTTGATCAGCTCTTGTTGAACGGCGATGCCAATAGCCTTGCCGAGTGCATTGGCCTGTGCGCCGTCGCCCTGCACGTTAGAGCTGCCTGCGTCAACATTCACCACAATATTGCTTCCACCACCGAACGAGCCGGCAGGCGCAATGCCGCCACTGCGACCCGGCATGAACAGCTCAGGACCGCGTTCGCCCACCAGATAGGGCTGACCAGCCATGACAGAGCCGCCATTGGCACGCGGTTTGAATAAGCCGCCCAGCAATCCACCGCCAGTGCCAGTGCCAGACATCACACCAAACAGGGCAAGGTTGACAGCCACGTCAAGAAGTTTGTTGGCGATATTGCTCAGAAGATTGGTCGCAACTTCCTGAAGTGTTTTGGTACCATCAATGGCGCCTTGAATAGCCTCAACAACACCACTCTTAATGCTGTTGCCAACATCGGTATAAATTTGCTTCAACTGTTCCGCCTGTTCGGCTTGCCGCTTGAGGGCTTCATTGCGTTGCAATATTGCCTTTACCTCGCCTTCGTTTAGGCCTTTGGTGTCTTTCAATATGTCACGTAATTGTTGTTTTAATATCACTTCCGCTTCGTTGCCACGTAATTTTGCCTGCAACAATTCTTGTTCGTCCAACAACTGCTGGACACGCTCAATGCCAGTTTCCCGTTGCTGCAGATCATATTGGGCAAGTTCCTGCGCTGTCTGAATTTGGCTTTGTTTTAGTTGCTCGGCAATTTTTGCAATGCCCAGTTGCTTTTCAGCTAGTGGCACAGAGCTTTGTTCAATGCCAAGCGCCTGATAAAGAAGTTCGGTTTCACGGCCTATACCCTCAAGCCTGATTTGATCTTCTTTGTTTTTGGCAACAGCCGCCTGCGCCAGTAAACCCTGTAGTTGAGTTTGCTGCTGGAGAAGTGAAAGCTCACGGGTCAATTCCGGCACTTGGCTTTCGCGTGGCTTTTTGCCTTTCTTTTCCTTCTCATCTTCCCCAGCGCCCAATGGGGTTGTAGGCAGCGTCGTGCCGCTTGTTTCAGCCCTAGTAGGCAGACCCAAAACGCCACGGGCAAATGCCTCACGCTCACCTAACAGAACCTTCCTTTCACCCCTAGCCGCAGGCCCCATGCCGCCAACCAACGGAGCAAGAGGGCCAAGGAAGCCTTTTGCAATTTCACCGGGCGATTGAAGCCGTTGCCGTTCCGCCTGAATTGCTTTCAGTGTTTGCTGTGCAGCTTGCTTGCTTTGAACTGGGGCCGTACCGCCAAATGCCGCTGCCGCACCACCCTTGCCGCGCTGACCGCGCAGACGATCAATTTCACCACGTACCTGTAAATATTCCTGCAACCCGCTAACGGCCAAATTGATTGCAACCGTAATAACGCCAATCGCCGCCAAGGACTGCAGGCTGGCAATTAAGGGATTGACCTTGCCGGATGCGGCAGCAGATTGAGCCGCCAAAGTTTTTGCATTATTGGTGTATAAATTAAATGCGCTCGCTGATGTTGTAGCTGCAGCGCCACTAGCGGCCAATGCAGTTGTTGTGCCGACAAGGCTTCCAACCAAAGCAAAACGAATGGCAATGATTGCTTCAAACGCTTTTTTGACAACTAGGACTTGAACGCCAAGGCGAATTAACTCAACGGTGGCGTTCTTAACGGGTTCAGGCAGGCCTGTAATTGCCCGCACTAAGCCGGTTATATCTCTGACCAGCGGCGCAACGATTGGCAACAACTCATTGCCGATTGCGATTTGCAGGTCATCAACAGCGTTTTGGAAATTCTTGAATTTTTGAATATCGCTCTGCTGAATAATTTGGGCAATTTTTCCGGCGCCCTCGGTTTCAATTCGGCGCAAGGCAGCAACAACAACCTCAGAGGTGAGTTTGCCTTCCTTGGCATATTCCTTAAGGTCGCCTGCCGCGACGCCTGTTTGCTGACTGATGGCAACAAGGATGCCGGGAACCAGCTCGGAAATTGATCGAAATTCATCGCCCTGCAAACGGCCAGAGCCTAAAGCCTGAGCAAGCTGCGTAAACGCGGCGGAAGCCTCGGCGCCAGCAACGCCTGAAAGTCTTGCAACAGTATTGAAGCCGGTAAACGTGCTCTGAATATCACGCAGCGATACTCCAAGCGGTTTGAGGCGAGCGTAAATATTGGTGACCCCTTCGGCTGCCTCACGATTGCTCAGACCAAAACGACGGGCAGATTCAGCCGCAAATTGCTGGACCTTGGCGGTTTCGCCATATTGAGCCGTTAGCAACTTCAGCCGCAGTTGCAGGTCGTTAAAGCTGGCAGCGGCCTGTACCGCTTGACGGCCAACTTGAATTAACGCAAGGCCGGCAGCAGCACGCTTAAGCCCTTCCAGCGCGCTCTGGGCTTCCTTTGATGCGGTATTGATCTGCCGAAGGTTATTGACCGCGCCGGCACTTCTTACCTGTACGTCAACGACAGCTACGGCCACAGCAACGCACTAACCCTGTCTATGCAGTCTATCGCCGTGCTTTCGCCTTGGCCTTATCCATCTCCTCTTTTTCGCGTTCGCCCTTGACCTCGTAATAGGCGGCGAACATCACAAATTCGGCCTCGGTCAACTGACCACGGAGTTCACTTACCGTTTTTCCCAATTCGGTGGCTAGGAAGAACTCAAAGAACAGCCAAGAGTCTTCCTTTATCCGTTTTTTGCTTCCTCAAGACCCTCGGAGTTGCCAAGGCCAAACAAGAACAGCTCCAGCTCGTTCAGCACCGATTCGGGCAGTTCGCGCTGCAACTTGGCGGCGTCGGCAGCAGCAAAGGCCTTGGTGCCATCCTCAAGCTCAGCCATCTGGCACAGCATCTGCGTACTGATCTCCAGAGCCTCTTCGCTGCCCGCCAAGGTCGTTGCCCGCTTGCGGTCAGCACGGGTAATCGGCTTGAAATACAGCGACAGGACAACAGCGCCATCAGTTCCTTTGATGTCAAACCGACGACGCTGGTTTAGGTCAAACGCCCCGGTGAGAAGATCAACAGGGCGCTGATTTGCGGCGGGCATTAGATGCTCAGGGTGAGGGTTCCGCTAGAAACGAAATTGATGGTAACAATCTCGATCTCGCCAACCGTAGCACTGTATTCGGTGCTCGTCACCACGATGGTGCCCGTGATCTTTTTGCCGCCGGTTTCGTCCAAATACAGTTCAACGGCTGCATCGGCCTCGTCCGTGGCTTGGTTCACATCCTTGATCAGATCAAGTTTGTCGCCAGAGCCGGGAGCGTCATACATGACCTCGATGGTGCCCGACCCGCTGATCAGACCACCAACGTTGGCTCGATAGGTGGCGCCATGAACGGTGGCGTCGTACGACTCTTTTTCAACGGTCATAGACCAAGAGCGCACAGCCGCAATCTCGGAAAGACCGCCGCTACCAGCTTTGTCAAAAAAGACGGTGCCTTGTTGGCCGCGATAAAAAGCCATGATCAGATGTCCAGGGTGATGGCGCCGTTGGTCACGAAGTTCAGGGTAATGACTTCGATTTCGCCGACAGTGGCAGAGTATTCAGCCGAGGTAATGACACCATCAAAGCTGATTTTTTTGGTGCCGGTAGTGTCAAGGAACAGCTCAAACAGAGCAGCACCCTCATCGTTGGCCGTATTAACCATTTCGATGAAGACGTTGGTTTCGTCTGCGCTGCTAGCGGTATACAGCACTTCGCAGGTGCCAGAGCCGCTGATCAGCCCGCCAACATTTGCCCGATAGGTAGCGCCAAGGGCGGTGGTGTCCAGCGATTCTTTCTCAACGGTCAAAGACCAAGAGCGGGTGCTGGTGATGGTTGCAGCAGTAGTGCCCGCGTCGTCGAATTTGACGGAGCCCTGCTGGCCACGGTAAAAAGCCATGGTTACAGATCCTCAAAGGTTTCAAAGGTCAGTCTGACCTGTGTTTGGAAGAAACC